CGGGACTAAACACAAACTAACCAATGAGGGACCTGCCAAACAGAGGGTTGTCCATCCAACACTTTGCAGTGGCTTCTGACACAACCCTCACATTCAGCAACCGCGCCACTTCCCGCCAAACAAACCTTCGTGGACTGTGAGCGTACAACATACAGTACATGCTCAGAGCTTCCTCAAAGTGCTCGGCTTCAACTCGAGGCAAAGCAACCAAATGTTTGGCAAAGTACAAAGGCTCAGGATAGCCATCCTCGAAAGAGCACCCCATGAATTCAACATGGTTAGCTACCTCCTTAACGACACATCCGGCCTTCTCCAATTCGGCGACATAATCAACGCCCGCCACAGCCTGGACGGTATCATCGCCAGTGGCCAAAACCACCGACGGCTCACGTCCAATACGGCTTTCTGCTAAGGCGTGGCAGAAGAATTGACAATGGGAATTTGTCGAAATGGTGTTAAAACAGCCCGACTTCATAAACCCCCAAAACTTCTGCCGATAAACACCGCCAGAACTGAAGACTAACTTCGCACTACAAAAGGCGTCCTCATAGAGTGAGGAAGCTACGCGGCGCCACTTATCGTCAAGACCAAATCCAAGCCGGATTCTAAGCTCCAGATCAGCCTTAAAGACCCAACCCGGAGCAAACCAATCCCAACTGGACTTGTCAATGGAGGAACGTACGCCCTGACTGGCGCAACGGTATAGGAATCTCTTCCATCCACCCTTGCAAAAAGACATGCCCTGAAGGGAAGGCAACTCCTCAAAACCGCCACTCTCCAAATCATTCTGTTCGGAGAAACACATCCTCCAAACAATCTGAACAGGAAGAGAGGCGGCAACAATGAGTCGCCAACGACCTTCACGAGCTTTCTTAACAGTATGGGGCTCGTCCTTAACGAAAACTCTCCAATGGTGGTCATAAGTTCCATCCATAACCTGCTGAACCATTATCCACAGTTGCGCAAGTCTGTCCGGATCAATCCTACCATCTTTGAGTAACCAATCTCCATTGGTTGGGGCTTGACGCATCAGCGGCCATCCAGGAGATGAGCGCCAGTCAATGCCAAGTACCGCCTTAAGAAAACACTTGTAGCCAGACCATTCCTGATCCAGCTGCCAACGCGCTCCTTCATAGGCCTCCTCGGCCAAAGCCAGCACATACTCATACTCATTAGGCGTCGGCTCGACGTATCCTGCTCGAGCTTTCGCCGCCCGGTTAGCCTGTAACCAAAACGATTGTAATTCCGCCCGTGCCGAAGTATCCGGTAACGCATAGGTACTTACTGCTTCTTCATACGTGCCATGTCCGAAGGCTTCCTCCACCGCTGTAGCAATGGCTTTAGCTCTTTCCGGATCTCCTCCTCGTGGTCGATGGGGAAAGAAACGCGAAATTTGTTCTTCTTCCCTTTCAAAACCTTCAGGGGCTCCGACGTAGTCTTGTTCTTCGGGGTTTGGGCCTTGTTGACGGGACCCGCCACTTTGGATCCCGACTGGCCTTCCCCCGAAAAGGTGGCTCCCTCCTGAAACATCAAGTTAGAAGCCCCCTGGGGCTCGTACCTACCCTCCGCAAGCGGTCGATCCTCTAGATCAGCCTCAACCGCTTGAGCCCAGTCACGTTGTCCAAGTGGGCCCATTATCAGCTCAGCCTCCGCGCGTACTCTTTCAAGCTCGCGCAGGAGTTCATCACTGAACGGCGTAACATGATAGTGGCCAGAGTTGTCTCGCAAAATGACATTATTGTCACGCTCCTGCCAAATCTGTTTGCCCTTCGCCTTCTTGATGGCCATTTTCATGACCTCCTCACTAGACTCATACGGACCCATTTGAAGGGCCGCAAGCAGGGCCTCAATATATTTGGCCTCATAGCCACCATTAGACTGGCCTCCATGAAGATGGATCCCATGAACCTGGTTTCCACTCATATAGGCCGCCCCACTATAACCGGGGAGGGTGGTACCGCCATACACAGTCATACCAAACATAGACTTATGCGGTCGCATGGCGGCAGTCGTACCTAGGCCGTCGACCCCGCGAACTGAGACCGGCATTTCACCAACCAATGCGGCTGGCTTAGCCTGTCTAACAGCGAGCTGGGCCCACTGACCTTGGGTCAGCTTGATGGCAATCAAGTCAGTAGCCAAATGAATGACATCCTGACTGTCCAAATCAAGCCTGACCGGCTTGCCGGCTTCGCGTTTTGCATTCTGCAAAAGGAGCACTTTCTCAGCTGGTAATAGATGCTCCGGCAGAACCGCAAAATCACCAAATCGCACAAAGGAGCCCACTGGCATCAGGGTCACTGGATCCTTCTCAAGAAGTACCATTCCCTGACAGTGTGCTCCATTGCGCTGCGGGTATTCTACACTTCCCGCCACAGCCGACTCCGGAATTTGATTCTTCGGGCAAGCAATGTATCGGTATCCACGCCGCCGGCTGTAATACCAACCGGCAGCGCAGGCTAGCCCTGTTCCTGCAAGCATAACGGTCGCCCGTCTAAAGCTGAAATGCCGAGAAACCTCGGTGTCAACAGCACCGAGCAAACCACGAATTCCCGCGGCTCGCGTAGTAGTCGCCACCTCAGGCGCAACAAAATCATAACACGCTTTGGCGGCTCCATAGCCGAGGTTTCGGAAAAACATAAACTCCATTAATAATCGTATTGGAATTTTC